GCGCAACAAACCGCCATGCAAATCGCGGAGCACGCCCCTGGCAAACTCTATTCGAGAAACCGGGGGCTGCTCAAGATGTCCCATTCGCAATTACACGATTTTAGCGTTGGCTCCGAGAAGGGCAAGCCTGATCGGAAGGGGAAACTATATGGCGCGAGATAAAGACGACAAAATGGTTTTGATTGGAGGCGCTTGGGTATGGCTTTCCGATGTAGCATCTGTTGTACCTCTTAACCACCCAATTGTGAAAGATTTAACATTTCGTCCAAGAACCAAGTCTGCAATCTGTGTGGAATCATCTTCTTTGTTGCTTGAGGATGAACGAGAACCGCAAGAGCTTGTTGCAGACATCATGCGAGATGAGCGATGAGCAAACTCTATGCAGCAGACCGCAAGAAGATGCCGAAGAGTTCCTTTGCCGGACCTGGGCGCAGCTTCCCAGTCAATGATGCCACACACGCTCGACTGGCGATCAGCGGCGCAACCCGCAGCGAACACGCTGGCAACATCAGCGAATCGGAAGCCGAGCGCATCAAGTCCAAGGCGCGGGGAAAGTTGTATCAGCGATGAACCACAACGGCGCATACTGTGTACGCCACGCATGGAACGCCCTCACGCAAGGGCCGTGCTGCCAGTGCATGACCGGACAGCAAAAGCTCGATTACGTGTGGAAGCAGATGCGGGAAGCGCGGTTGTCGCCCAAGGACTGCCTGATTCAATGCCCGTACTGCCTGAGTATGATTACCGACGGAAAGCCGTGCTGTGACGTGATTGCAAGGGCAATGGCGGCGATTCTAGCGCGTGAGGATGTGGTGAACTTGGGAATCGAGGCCGCAAATCGCAACTAACGCCCTACTCCCGGATGGACTTGAAGCGGACGAAACCGGCCTGGACTCGGTTCCACAGCCCGATGATCCGCCAACCTACGGCGAGAATAACCGGGATATGCCTCAAGACTTGACTGACAAGCTAGAAGGCATCGTAAAGAAACTCCAAGACCAGGAAATGTACGACCGGCGCATCGAAGTGCTGCTCGACCGCATCATGCGCTTCTATTACGATGGAATCCAGCACGTTTACCCCAACTGGTCAACAGGTGTTTACCAGGTTGGTACGGCTGGCGGATATGTTGATATCGGTAATGGCCAGAATGTTCAATGCCCAATGTTTATGGGCGCTTACAACATTTTCAGAGCGCGTTGGCGTTCGCTCGATGCGGTGCTAACACAGAATCCTCCCGGCATTGGGTTCTCGGCGGATAAGCAGGATTCTGAGTCCATCGAGGCATCTGAGACGGCTGAAGGGTTCTGGGAGATATTCGACCGGTCGGAAAAAGGCGGCGCGGTAAAGAGGATTCAAAAGCGCGTCTCTTACATGATGGGAATGTCGGGCCGGACAATCGCATGGACGCACACGCTGAAATCCAAGGCGCGTTTTGGCTTGAATGATGAGGATGAGCCGCGCTCAATGGAGACGACGGACATTTACGGAACAATGGAGTCCAAGGTTCCCATTGTCTGCAAGTGCTGGTCCGACGCGCCGTACTGCTTCCTGTTTGACGATAAGAATGTTCTTACCCTCAAAGGTCAGAACGATTGGATTCGCTCGAAGATCACCGCCGGGGAGCCGTCCATTGGAGAATCGGACTGGAATCGCTTTGCGCGAATCGGAGTCAAGCAAGCCAAAAAGGGATTTTTTCTTACAGGCCTGGCGCTGAATTACCTTACCACCGAGTTGAATGGTTTCCTTCGCCCTGAAGTGTTCCAAGACAAGATGTTCGACTCTGCTTATCCGGGCGCTGATGAAAAAGACGTGCGCGATGATGGCAAAGAGTTCACTTATCGAGACAAGTTCCTGCAACTGTTCCCTGATGGGTGCCATGTCAAATATGTAGGCAAGTCGTACTCAGAAAGCTGGAATGAGTGCCCTGACGATGCGATTGATATTGTGTTCCCGATGGAGCGCGATGGCATGACCGGCGGGGCGCTGATGGAGCCGATGAAGGTTGTCCAAGACGCCTACAACGACTACATGAATGCCAAAAGGGAGAATTACGAAACCGGCTGGAGTGTAACGTATTTCCGGGGCAGCGACGAAGATTATCAGGCTATCTCAAATCAGCGGAGCCGTCCGAATGATTATGTGCTGCTGAAAGAGGGGCCACCAGATCAGGAGATCGGGAAGCAGATAGTTTACCGCGAACCTCCTGCGGCGCCTCCAGAGGGATTCGATGAGGCGATTGAAGAGCTTCGTGGGCCAGTGTCGCAGGATATTTCCGGATCGATGCCTGTCCTTCAGGGGGAATCTAAGTCTGGCGACCCTGCATCAAAGACAGCAATGGAGCGTTCTCAGGCAATGGGGATGCTCGGCCCATCGTGGGGATATTTGCAGATTCTATTCGCGGGGATCGCAGAGAAGGCGGCGCGGCTGGCATCCAAGAATCCCGACCATGGAACGGAGATAGCCGTCGTTGGTAAGGACGGGGCGAAGATCACCGTAAAGATGGAACGGTTGAAAAAGGGCAAGTTCCATTCCCATGTGTCCGATTCATCTTTCCCGGAGACTACGGCGGCGAAGCGGGCGAATCTTACCGACCTTGTGAAGATGGCCGCCGCTTCTCCGGTTGGGCAAGCGCTCTTCGAGTCACCCGACAACTGGGAGGAGTTCATCGAACTCAATGGCAATCAGGACTTGGTGTTCATCCCGGCAATCGCGTACAAGAAGCAGGCGAGAGAGCTTGAACTACTTTTGCAGGAACCGCCAAACATTCCAGCGCCAGAGGAAATTGCTCAATATGCGGTTCAACACGCGGAGCAGGCATTACAGGCTGAGCAGCAAGGTTTACCAGCCCCGCCGTATGCTCCTCCACAGCCGCAGCCGTCAATAATGCCAGAGCAAGACGATTATCACAAGTGGGAGTCAGCAAAGTGCCAAGAATACCTATCGAGCGAGGATTGCTGGTTGAGGATGAATGTAGCTCAGCCGGAAGATGGGGAAGCACCCGAAGATGCCTTGAAACGTGCCGCACTCGGTATCCAAAACGTGAGGATGCACAAAGCGGTTCACGATCAGATGATGGCGGCTCAGGCCCAGGCAGCGGCCCAAGCTCAACAGCAGATGAAGCCTCCGAGCGAGTCGATAAACTTCAAAGATGAACCAGAGCAAGACAAAGTTCAAATGAATGCACAGGCGGGAATCAAGGAAGCGGCACCAGAGGCGCAGAGTTCAGTACAGAAGAACGCGGCAGCACCAGGAACACGGGGAACGGCAACAGTCTAAAAGGAGAGAGAAATGGCAGATGAAGCGGTACTTGACGTGGGCGCGGAACTCGAATCTGAGGGCGCGGAAGAAGTTGAGCAGGGAGCCGAAGCGGAAGTTGAAGGTGCGGAACAGGCGCAGTCGGTTGACGGTGAACCAGCGTCGGCCGCGAGTACTTGGAAGCAACTCAAGGACAAGCTGAAAGATTCTCCAGATTTGCACCGCGAGGTTAAAAAGGCGCTGCATCATTGGGAAGAATCCAGAAAACTGCTTCCTGATGGCGTTGCAAAAACCGTTGAGCGGCTAAAGCTGATGGAGCAGCTTGACGACAATACCGACGATGCCGAGTATGTGCCGGGATCAACGCCGATTGAGCAGGTAATCTCGAATACTCTGGCCGAGCGGTCATTCTGGCGCGATTATGACAACGCATTCCAGGCTGGCGACCCCAAACTTATCAACCAGATGGTCGAAGCCAACCCTGAGAGCTTCCAAAAGCTGATTCCTGCGGCGATGGACCGCTTTGCAGAGGTTAACCCAGAGGGATTTTCGGCCTACATCTGCAAATCTGTATCCGGGTATCTGGGTAATGCGGGGATTCCACTACAACTTGCTCTTTTGGAACGCGTTTTGCCGCAAACTTCCGATGACCCCAACCTGCAGACGGTAATTGAGGCATTTAAGGCAATCAAGGGCGTTGTGGAGCAGATCAACACGACCGCCAGGAACCCGATAGCGCCAAAAGCCATTCAAGGCCAGCAACCGGGCACGAAAACCGGAACAGAAAGCGGCAATCTTGAGCAGCGGGAGATGAACGTCCTGCATGACGAGTGGTTGCGCGAGATTCGTCCCCGTTCGGAGTCTTTTACTGTGAACGAGATCAAAAAGATTGCCCCAAGCGTGAAATTTACCCCGGCAGAGGCGAACTCTATCCGCAACGCTGTGCGAACCGAGATAAATGCGCGTGTGACCGCGAACACAGCCTATCAGGGAAAGATTAAGAGCTTACTCAAGGCCAAAAACAAGACTTCGTACAGCATGACGGTGGAATCCGAGCATAAGAAAATCATCCCCGGTGCCGTCAAGCGGGCCGTGGACGACGTTCTGGCGAAGCGCAAGGCCGGGCAGGGCAAGAAGGCTGCGGCAACAGGCCAGCAAGCGCAGAAAACCGGCGCACAGGCCCAGCAGCAGACGGACAACAACAAGTTTGAGTGGATTTCCGATTCTCCTACCCGCCTCGGACTCAAAGTAGACTTCCGGCGCGGGGGCATACAGGC